CGCCCCGCTGGGCGCTGTTGACATGGTGCATTGTGGTGCTCTCGTTATCTGGTTGGCCGTGGTTCGTTTGGCTGATCTTCGGCTCGGCCTATGCTTACTGGCACTACCGAACTCACTGGAGCCTGCTCCCCGCCAACCCGCGCAAGCCCGCGATCGGCAGAGCGCAGCGAATTGAACAGTGTCTGATTACGGGCGATCGTCTGGATGCCTCGCGTGATTGTCCTTGGATCATTCGAGACCAGCATTTCAGCGACCCGCCGGGACAATCGCTCATTGATTACGTTACGGCCGCGCGCCGCGCCGTAGACGATCGCGGCGTTGACGACCGCTCCGGGGTCGGTGAATGGATTGATACCGCCACCGGAGAACCCGTAAGCGCCACCGGCAAGCCCAAGCTCGGCCAGTTGTCGCGCCGTCGTTGAATTGCCCTGCACGGCGTTTCTGGCCAGATCCATGATGCCTTCCACGCGAAGGCCGCTTTCCAGTTCTTCGGCGCGCAAACGTCCCAAGGCTACATTCAGCTTTTCCCGGGCCGCGGGAGATTCCGCGATCTTGTTAAGGATCGACCGCCGATCCCCGGTTTGGTTCAGCGTCTCCACGAAACGAGACACGAAACCATCCTGAAACAATTGCCGTTCCTGCGGCGTCATCTGGGCCAGAGCGCGGCGCGCCTCATTGGCCGTCATGTTCTTGCCGACGAAGTTCTGACCCGCCTCAAGGGCGTTTTCAGCATCAAAGAAATGCGCGGCACCAGCGCGGGCCTGCTGATAGGATGGAACCGAACGGTCAAGTTCAGTCCGCAGGCTACGCGCAAGATCGCCGAGTACCCCAGCCTCGCCGTTGCGCCCTGCACGCGCTGCGGCAGTGGCCGCGTCATCAATTTCGCGCTTGGTCGCATCCCAGAACGCGAGGTTAGGGTATGTTGGGGCTCCATTCCGGCCGCGGGTGAATGTCACCACGCCGTTTTCGACCGTCACGCCCTGACGCATGGCGCCAAGACCTTGCGTAATGGCACGGTCCTTGCCGCTGGTAGAAGCTCTCCGCATGGCTTCGACCACGGCAGGGCTGCCCATCAGCCGATCAAGCTCCGGCGACATGATAGGCCGGTCACCCTGCTGCATTGCCCGCTTGTAATTGACATTGTTGACGCTCTTTGCGACCTTCTCAAGTGCCTCCTGCTGTGCTGCGGCGTCCGGGTAATGAAACGTATTGCGCAGCCATCCGGTGACGCGGCCAGTTTGGCCCTCGAACCGATCATTGATGGTCCGGTTCATCACCGCGCGGCCCTCGGGCGAGGTATTGGCCGCAGAACGAGCTAGCGCCCGCGTCGTCTCCCCGCCGATATCCATAATCGTGGCCGGCCCGCCACTCTGGACGCTGGCCGCGAATTCGTTCGGGTTCAGACGTCCCGTGGCTTGCGGGTCCATCGCCCTGTCACGTTCAAGCGCCGTCACCACCCGCCGAGCCGCTTCATCATCCACATTGCGGACGCCGCGGATGGCATTGGCAACCGGCTGGGCAATCGCCCGCGCCCCACGAACCACACCCTCAACCACCGCAGGAGCAGCGCCGCCAAGGAGGCCTCCGGCGCCCGCCCCCACTGCGGCCCTCGAAAGGGTATCTACCGCGCCCTGCCCCTCGCCAGCTCCCGCCGCGCCGCCAAGGACAGCGCCCGTGCCGGCCCCCGCCGCCATGCGACCACCCAGCGAAGCCGCACCAGCACCCGCCCCTACGGGCAGGATGACCGCTCCACCGATGTTACCCACGGTCGAGGCAATCGGATGTTGCTCCTCGGCCGTCTTGTTCAACTCCCGTTCGCGCTTGGTCGCCTCTTCGTATCGCTTCTTGGCCTCGGCATCCCCAGACCAGTATTTTAGAGCACCGGACAGCAGTTTCATCAGACTTGCCGGGTCGTCCGGATTTGCCCCTGAAGCTTCCACCAGCCCGCGGATTTCATCGCCGAAATTGGCCGTGAAGCCCTGCGCCACACCGCGGGCGGTCGCGTCAACCACCCCACGGTCAGGCTTGCCGCTCATGTCCATCACGAGGCGTTTTGGACCGCCTTCCTTGCCGGGCTCCAGAACTGGCGTGCTGGTACCGGTCTGCTCTGGAGCGGCTTCATCAAAACGATCGAAGAAGTTCTTCGCTTCCGGTTTGGCAGCGCTCACCTTGGGCGTATCGGCGAACGCCATGGCCTGCGGGGCTTCCGGCGCGAACTTATCCACAGCCGCTATGGCATCCGTTCCCAGCGCCTTGTTAAAGCGCCGGCTGTACTCATCAACTGTTGTCCCAAAGGCGTCCTTGGCGTTGGGGTTTTTCATGCCCTTTTCGCCGGCAAACCATGCCCGGGCAGCCCCATCAGGACCGTATTTGTCTACATAGGAGCCGAACTTGCCGTTGAAGATGGCGTCCTGTATTTCAGGGTTCTGGATAAACTCTTGCGGCGTCACCTCTCGGCCGATCACTTCCTTTGACCACGGCCCGACGTTCGCGCTCATGACCTGATATTTGCCGAGCGCACGGCCCATCTCGCCCGTGTTCGGCCCGACTGCACGATAGTTACCGCCGCTCTCGACCTTTGAGATAGCATCCGCATACGGCGAGGCCGCTGGGGTACTATCGAATTGATCGAAAAAGTTCGGCACTATTCTTCCTCACCGCCGCCGAGGGCTGCCTTCGCAGAACCCTTGCCGTACTTTGCTTCGAACTGCGCAGCCAGGCGCGGATCCTTCTTCAGGGCAGCGATAGCACCGGCCGGTGCGGCAACCGCTACTGCAGGCTTGGTAGCAGTTGCTACACTGGCCTTCGGCGCATACGGAGTAATCGTTCCGTCCTCGCCGAATGTGAACTTTGGCCGGTAAGATTGACCACCTTCACGGCCCATTGCCTCAAGCGCAGCGCGGCGGTTTGCAGCTTTCTGCTTGATCAGCTCAGGAGGATCGCCCGGTACTGGGAAATATTGCTTGTCAGCATTGGAAAACTCAGATGCCGCAATAGCCGCACCGGATTCTCGGCGAAGCTGAGCGTTGATGAAGTCCGCTTTCGCCTGATCATATTTCTGTCGATCAGTGCTGATCGCATAATTTGCGAACTTGCCGACAACCGGAGCTTCACGCGCATTGCTCAACTGGGTCTGTCGCCAATCCGTACCCGCACCCTGAACACCAGGAACGGGCGGGCCTTCCTGACCGGGTGCCGGCGCTATACCCGACAGGATGCCTTCGGACTGCAGCATACGATCAGTGAAGCCGGCGGCCTTGCCTTGGTCAGCATTGAACTTGCCTGCACCGAATGGATTGTTCACAGTCGATGCCATAGGCGCGCCTGTGTTTATCACGCCTTCCGGTCCATCCGTATTCACCCGAACAAACGTCTTCACTCCCGTGTTGGGATCTTCCTGCTCCTTGATTATGAACTTGTCCTTGTTGAATGTGCGGTCAGCGTTACGTTGTGCCCGATCGGATTCTGTTTGCCGGAAGCCGAAGTCTCGGGCATCACGCTGCGTCGCTTGCGCCTTCTCTGCCGCGGTCTGCGCCAACGTCAGGAACTTCAGCGCGCCTTCCTGATCGCCGACCGAGCCGAGCTTTTGTGCTACCGTCAGCGCCTGCTTGCCGTACTCGGGCGAACTGGGGTCCAGTGCAGTGAAATCGGAAAACGCTCCCTTTCGTGCTTCAAAAATAGTCTTTTGCTGCCTCTCTTTTTGAGATGCCTTGATCGTGTCACCGAGGCCAGACAGCATGCCGTAAAAATCAACCGCGGGTGGTCCTGTGAAGCCGGCATCCGCCATTTACAAGCCCCTAGATAAAGGACGCGGCAAGCTTGCCCGCACCCGCCAACGCCCCCCAGAAGTTCTGAGATGCGCTGTAAGGAGCGAGATCAGCTTGAGCCTGCGCATTGCCGATTGCGGTATTGCCGCCATATTGGACGCCAGCTTTCTGGCTGGCGACGCCGAGATTGGCCCCCGCCTGCGTACCGAGCACGTTTGCGCCGCCCGTCGTGGCGGTTGTAGCACCAGCGAGGTTTGGCATCAGGGACGATAGGAAATTTCCGTACTTGGTAGAATCATAATCCGAAGCAAACTTCAGTGTGTCAGCGCTGGTATTGCCGCCCCCAAGATCACCGCGCGCAGCAGCACGCCGCTCCAGGTCGTTGATCCCCATGTCCCGGCCGGCGCTGTAGCCAGGCAATGATCGGTAGATGTCAGCGGCCTTGGTCGCAGCATCCGCCCCGTTGACGCCCGTGGCATCGTTGTACAGATCCTGCCCTTTGCCGAACTTCGCCCCGAGCTGGCTGAAATCGCCATAAGCCTGCCCATAAAGAGGGTTTGCCGTCGCCAAGCCGGTATCGAGCGCACTGTTCGCGCCTGTGATTCCCGCATTGATGCCGGCGATCTTGTCCTTTGCAGCCTGATCGGCGGCATCGGTACTGAAAAGATCGGTAAACAGATTGCCCATCAGTTGGCTCCGGGGATGAATTTGCCAGACGCGCTATTCCAGATCATCACCTGCCCGTTAGCCGGCGCCGTCGTCGAAATGTCTGCAAGATCGAGCAGCCCCAAACGCTCCAGGCTTTTGATGATGTCGTAGTAGTCTGCCGTCCATCTGCCCGTTTGCGGATCGATCGGGGCAACGTCAATCGGTGGAATCTGTATGCGCATCAGACAGCCCTCGGATCATCGCTCATCGTGGCAAACAGAAACGACGCATAGACACCGCTCGAAACATCAAGCCGCCAGCGGCGCCCCTGCCAGCTTGCACGGCCTGTACACGACACCAGCGAGATCAATTGCCGCGGCTCGGACTGACGACCAAGCTTTCGGACGATCGGATTGGACCATGAGAAACCACCATCATCGCTCCAGGATATTTCCACATCGGGATCGGTCTGGTCCGGATCATGCCCCGTCGCGATACCTACGCCTGTCGTGAAGTAGAAATCCGCCCGTCCAACCACCATTCCGCCGGGAAAGTTCATCACCGGACCGCTTTCAATGCGAAGCCGGAGCGGACTTCCCACTTCATCATTTGCGGTTGATGTGATCTGCTGAATGTTCCCGCCGGCCGTGTCGCCTGTCAGCCATTTATTGAATGCATTGATTGCACCCGCCCGTCGTGACCTTGTTCCGAGATAGCTGTTTCCCTCTGACCATTGACTGGTCGAGGTGTCCAGAACCCAGGTCCAAGCCGGGCAGGACAATTGAAAGAATGCGTGTCCGCGCGACATGAAGCACGTTGCTTCCAGCGTCGTTTTATCGGCGACCGCTTCAATCAACCCGTCAATATCCGGCGTTGAAACCGCAACGGGAGAGTAGCCGTCCAGCCGATAGACCTTGTTGTCGTCGCTAACGAAGATCGGCCCGCGCGAGAAGCCATCCTCATATCCACTGACACAATACGGGCCGAGCAATCCGCGCGGAACAACCGTTGATCGAGCAAAGGGGAATGGCGTAGTCCCAGCGTTGGTCCATATTTCCGTGCTCTGGGTGCCAAAGAATAGCACTCGGCCGCCCCATACGACGGGGCGGACTAGCCCATCCGGCTTTGACTCTGCTTTACCGAATGAAAGCGCGTTGACGTTGGTCGAGTTCAGATCAGTTGCAAATGCCCTTCCGTCGCCCGTCGTAAATATACCGTAGCCATCCAGAAAGTCTGTGCCGTTCACCGCCGGAAGATCGGGATCAGGCCAGGCATTCGTCACTGTCGTAGGCGTGAAGACCGCAATATTACCATCAGGATCGACAAACCATTTGTCGGGCGTAGTGTTGTTGTTGGCAGCAAAAAACCCGCGTTTCGTGCCGTTGAGGTTTCCGACGTTTACCGAGGCTCCGCCGGCCGATGTCCATTTTTCAAGTTTGCCACTGAAACCCGAGTATAGAACGCCGTTGACCATGATCGAGCCGCGATAACCTGTCTGCCCTGACGTCCCGAAATTCACCAGCCCCGGAACACGGCGAATGACCGTCTTGTTCGGCGCCTGATCTCCCAGTTCCTCAACATAGCCGTTGATGATCCGGCCACCACCTTCTTGTTGCTTTGCGCCCGGAGCGGTCTGGACCGGAAACGGGATCTTGGCCTTCAAATGCCGCCCCGATAAATGCCGCGATACGGCGACTGAAGGGCCGGATCAATTCGAAGAACACGAAGTGTCCGGGCCGGAGCAGAAAGCGTCCGCAGCGTATCCTCGGCAATCATGGACAGGGCGATCATCTTCTGATCTGCAGGCAGGTTGAACCCGGAACACGCCTTGTTGGCGATCCAGTCGGCCAGAGGAAGATAGGCCTCGTCCTCGATCGCGCCGTCTGAGGGCCCAAGACTTCCGGCATCCTGGACATAGTAGATCTGGAGCTTCGCGAGCAATGCGACGGCCGGATCAATGAACCCGTCCATCTTCTCCACTTCGTCAGCCTCAACTGATTGGCCCTGCGCGATCACGCCAAGGCTGATCAGGCACTGGTTGATCAGTTCAGCCCGCGTTTTGGACATTGGCTTCTTCCGCTGCCTTCAGGGCTTCCACCATCCGTTCGCGGATTTCAGCCCGCGTCAGGTCATGGGCCTTGATCGTGGCGTCATCCCAGCCCCGGGCCTTCAGATAGGCATAGGTTGCGGCGTCGATCTGCTTGTCTGTCGCCATGTTCACCTCACAAAAAAAGACGGCCCGAAGGCCGCCTCTCTGTTGATTGAAGTCGGCTTAAACCGCCGGCTGCATGTGGTCGGCCCGGTATTTCTCGGCCGCGGCCTTGTCGTCCGCCGCTTTCTTGTCAGCAGCGTCCTTCTCAGCCTTGAGCTGTTCAGCCGTCTTGACCACCGGCTTGTCGAACACGGACGAAGGCGCATCCGAGTTGGTGGTCTTGGTCGGGGTCTTTGCTGCCGGGGTATTCGCCAGCACAGCCTTGCCCACGGCCTCGGGGTTTTCCCGCAGCACGGTCGCGAGGTCAGAAAGCTTGACCTTGCTGCCAGCGCAGCCCTCGATGCGATTGGCGATTGCCAGCATCAGGGCCGCTACCGACCCCTCCGGGGAATCCAGCGGTTCAACTTCATTCACGAGATCGTCGTGCAGTTTGGAATTTGCCATTTCAACTCTCCAAAAAGGTTTACTGCCCCATAAAGGAAACAGTGAGCCGTAGCTCACTGCTAACGTTTGCGATGATGCTAAGGTTACGCTGAACCGGTGACGCGAACGGCAAGACGACGATCGATCGTCTTGGTGCCGAAGATGCAATCAAGACGCCACTGGCTGACGTCGTTCACGCCGTCGTAGAACGGGATGACACGAACCGAGATGCCATTCTTGCTCTGACGCGAGCAATCGACCGCACCAGGCGGACGTACCATCGGCACCATGCACAGCGCGAACGCATTCCTGTCGAAATACAGGTTGTTCGTGATGTTCAGGTTTGCCGCAGCACCCAGGTTGAACGTCAGTGCAGCGCTGTCGGCTGGAACCGCCGAAACCGTCTGGAACGCGCCCGAGGTGATGATCTGGGGAGCGATCGTCAGCGTAGCGAGACCAGCGCCATCCGACGAAGCATTCGACACGACGACGAACTGCTTGAGGATGGGCAGGGTTGCCTTCGTAACCGGGTTGACGTCAAACACGTTCGCAATAGTGAACGTGTCGCCAGCCACCACACGCGCCGCAGCCGCCGCGGTCCAGCCCTTGGTGAGGAAGGTCTGGGTATTGGCGCCGGTGAGGTCATAGGTCGTACCCTGCGCACCACCGTTGACCAGCGGAGCACCGCCACCCGGGCCCGTGGTGAAGGTCGGCGCATTCTGCGACATGAACGTTTCGATGCCGCCGATCTTGCCGATCTGCCCCTCACGATAGGACTTGTTGTTGATCTGCTGGGAGAATAGCGCGGTCTGCGAACCGGCGAGTGCCCAGAAATCGGCAGGCGAGAGAATAGCGGAACGGCCACCCTGGGGCACCGTGCGCTGGTCCATATTCTGCGCACCCTTTGCAAAGTCCGCAAAGGATTTGATTGTAAACGCAGCCGTTGGGGTAGCGGAGCCGGCCCATTGCGGGATGTCCTTGTACAGAGACATCACCTGGACGTCGATCTGGTTAGCGACCTGAACCATCGCCGGCCGAATGACGCGCTCGGAAAGCTCGCCGATGTTCAACGTGAGCTGCTGGGACGTGAACTTGAAGTCCACACCGGCAACCTGGTTGATGACCAGCGAGAGTTTCGCTTCAGAGACGTCCTGTGCCGACGAGGTAATGGTATTACGAACCGTGAAGTCGGTCGGCTTCTTGATGGTGATCGTATCACCAACGGTATAGCCGTTGATCTTCTTGTCGAACTCGTCTTCATAGCCGCGGAACACCGCGCCTGCCATGACGAGTTCGTTTTCGAGAATGCCAACCGCCGCTTTCGCGATGATGCTGGCCGAGAGGGTAGTGTTAGCCATTGGAACCTATTCCTTTGCGGAAAAAGGCTCCCAACCGCCGCTAATGCGCGCGGTCTCCGTATGTCTTCTTGAGATACGCCGCGAGTTCAGCGTCCTGGCTGGGTGGAGCGGCGCCGCCTTTCGGGCGTGACATGGGAGCGGGAGCGGATGTTTGCTTTTTCGCTTCCGGCATCTTCACAGTGGCTTCCAGCCGTCCCATTTCCCGGGCCAGCTCACGTCCGCTCATGCTGTTGAGTGCTTCGAGCTTCGATGGATTCTTCGCGAGGTGATAGGCAATCAACGCCGACTTGTCGGACGCCATGATCTCTTCGATCACTTCGGTCCGCGCCTGTACGCCGTCCATTCCCTTCATGGCCTGATCGAAGTCCGCGATTACCTCGCGTGCGTCCTCGACCCGTTCAGCGTGCGCTATGGCCCGCTCACGAACGATTTCCTTCTGTTTCGACTCGCGTTCAGAGGTTTCGCGGGTTTCGCGATCCTTGCGCAGTTCATCCCGGATCGCCTGCCTGGCTTCGTAAGCCGACTTGGCAGTCTGGTATGAGAACCAATCCCCGTTGAAGTCTTCCTCTTTCGGCGCCTTCTCCTCGCTATCGCTGGCCTTTGCGGCCGGCGTCTTGGCTCGGAGTTCTTCCAGCTCGCGTTCGCGCACGCTAAGCTCGTCCCGCAGACGCTGTTCACGGATTTTGGCCCGTTGCGCGCCGCTGAGCTTCTTCTTCTCGGTTTCCGCCTCTTCCTCGGCAGTCTTTTCCGCCGCGGCCTTGGCTTTGCCCTCTTCGTCTTCGTTTTCCTCGGCCTCTACCGGAGCATCGAGGTCCACAATGCCATCATTGACCGGCGTTGCGGGGGCTTCAGTGGGAGCCAGCGTTTCCGCCGTCTGTTCGTCTGCCATTATAGTGCTCACGAAAAAACCGCCCGAAGGCGGTTGGTAACCAGCGTCTAGCGCCGGAATTACTGAACGGTTTCCTTGGGCTGAGCCATCTGCTCCAGCCTGGCGTCGTGCTGCTCACCAGCGCGCTTGGCATCAAGCCCCAGAATCGTCATGTCGGCGCCGTGCCGGTCCATTGCATGCTGATGATCGCGGGCATGATCGACGTGGCCGCGCGCCATGTCGTGATCATGAGCCTCGATCGTCCGCAGATGTTCCATGTGCGTATTCGCAAGGTCGGCCTTGGCCTTCTTGGCTTCGCTCTCTGCGCGATCGGCATCAGCAACGGCCTTGCGGGCGTCCGCTTCAGCCTTAGCCGCTTTGGCTTCGGCTTCCTTGACCTTGGCCTGTATCTCAGCGAACTGCATCTGCTGAGCTTGCTGGGCCATCTGCTTCTGCTGAGCCTCGGCCTGCTGCTGTTCCTGTTCTTCAGGAGTCGGCGGAGCTGGCTGGCCTGACTTGGCCTCGCGCGCCTTCTTGTCAGCCTGTAGCTTGGCCTTGATCTGGGGTGGAAGAAGTTCCTCCAGCCGTTCGCCAATCTCCTCCGCATGCGGCCAGTCCATCGACTTCGCGTACAGGTCGCCCATGACAGGCGCGGCCGGCGGGAATGCCCGGATGAACTCGGTCATCGCGTCCTGGGCCTGCTCACGCTTGGTCGCATAGCTCGGCCCACGTTCCATCACAACGTCATACGAGCCCGACGTCATGTCATGCAGGACCTTCTCAACACCATCCACGATCTGGGGCTTGTTGATGTCCACGATGTCAGGCTTGCCGTCGTCGCCCAGGATCTGGATGGTGCGCTGCGTATCGTAGATCTTGGGAAATAGTTCGTTGATGATCTCGGCCGTGCGCTCGATCGCCAGCGCGAAGTTGTCGTGATAGACGAATGTTCCGGTATCGCCTTGCGCATCGCGGCGGGCGATCGCAACGCCGCTGGTTTCGTTGGACTTGGCACCCAAGCTGGCGTCATAAATACCGATGACAGCCTTCATATCCTCCGAAGTGCGCTGTTTACCCTCGATGATTGCCTGAGAAGCAACGGGCGGCTGAATGCGCTGCGGCGGGCCGGGAGCCCTCTCGTCCGGCGTATATTCCAGGAACGGATGGTTCTCGGTATTGGCCGTTTCCCAGAGATCATAGTTCTTTTCGAACTGCTTCCTGGTTCCAAGCCAAGGCGCTTTCGGCTGGAGTGCAATCACCTCCGTTTCCGCCGATGCGTAATAGTTCTCCATGCGCTGCAGATCGCGTGCGTACCTGACAACACCATGGCGATAAACATCCCGACCGACCCTGACCTCTTCGCCGATTACGGGGATGACCGGGATATGCATGCCCGGCCAGTCGGATTCCTCAAGAACCTCTGCCAGCGTGATCAGATAGCGGCAGATCGTATAGCTGTCGCGCTCCTCGATTCGAGCGCCGTTCTTCTCAGCCATCCATGCCAGACCGGCAGCAGCCTGCTCCTTCGGGAAATCCTTGATCGTTTCGGTCAGATCTTCAATCGATCCATCCTGCATGAGCGCCAGCGTGCGCTTGATCGGCTTTTTCTTCCAATACTGGTTGACCCGAATGAAATCGTCCGAGTTCCAGTTATTGAAAGCGCCTGAAGCGCCCAGCCCGTAAATTCCAGTGTCGAATCCATCTGCCGTCGCGTCCGGCCAGCTCTTCTTGAACTTAGCCCGGGACATATCATTCGGTACGAAACAATGATCGGCGTCGGATTTCGTTGGGAGCATCGCGTCTGCATCCCAGAGGACACACACGCCGTCCTCGATGCCTACAATCCTGATCTCCTGGTTGAATGTGCCGGCATGGGCGTATTCTGTCGTCACCGCCCAATGACCGATGCCACAGGTAACCTGGCTATCAGCCCCGGTCGTGTAGACGTGCTTCGCCTTGCTCCGGTTCTCCACATAGCGGATCATGCCGCCGCGGACTTCCGCCGTCTTGATATCCGCCCCGCTATCGACCGGAACAACCTTGATGCCAGGCCGCGATTGCCGCATATCACCGGTAACTTGTCGGATGAACTGCGGGAGCTTGTTGACGACGTGGCATGGCCGGCCTTTGCGGGCTTCCAATGCCTGTGCATCCCACTGGTCACTCAGCCGACCGCGACGGAACCGCAGATCCTCATAGGCATCCTCGATGTTGGACCGCTCGCGTTCAAAGTCGCGCTCGTATTCCTCCATCGCCTCTTCGTGCACCTTCTCCCAGTCAGAGCGCTCGGATTTGCTGTCGTTGTCTTCGTCAGATTTGTCAGCTTCGTAGGCCATCAGGCGCCCATCCATCCGCCAGCAGAACGGCGAGGCCGCCGCTCCTGCGCTTCTGTCGGCGCCTCATAGGCCACGCACATCAGCCCGAATGCGTCAGCACCATGCGAGGACCAGTCATGTTCCGGCCCGAGTCCGATGTTCCGCGTTTCGTCCTTGCGCTCGTGATACCAGCCCAATGCGTCAATCCCGCCTTGCGTTGTCTCTGCGTTGAACCAAATCGATGGGAACAGCCTGCGGCCAGCCTCGATACGCATGGCTGCTGCTCCCTTGCCCTGGTTTGGGATAACCAGAACGTCAAACTCAGCGGCTGTCAGTGCACTTTCGTAAGACACATCAAAAACCTTGTCGTTGGTCGTTCCGTCGTGCGGTAGGATAATCTGTGCCCGCCCATAGCCGTTATCCCTAAGCCAGTTGACGTGCGTTGCGAGCGGCTGTCCTACAGCTTCGTAATAGTTGAGAACCCGGATTTCCCTGCCAATGAATTGAGCTATCCAGATCGATACCGCGTCAGCCCTTGCGCCGGTTCCCCCAATGTCGAAGATAGCCCGATAGGTCATCAGCGGGTCAGGCGAAACATTGCCTATCCGGCCCTTAACCTTGGCTTCCGCAATGCATTTGGCATAATAGGCGCCGTCGATAACGCCAGCATATCCACCTTCCCAGATATGATCGTATTGATCTGGACTATCTCTCAGACAGTCCAATCTCTCCCGATCGAGCACCTTTGGGAACCACGGGTTATCGGACCAGTTGGCCCGAACAATTACCGCACCTGTCGGCTTGTGGCTCCCGCGAAGCATCGCATCAACCGGATCATTCTTCCGTCTTGGGTTCCATGAGAACCAGAGCTGCGAGTCGTCGGCGCGGATTGTTGGTCGAAGCAATGACAGCGACCGGGCACTGAGCGTCTGTGCTTCTTCCGCCCATGCCCGCTTGAAACCCTCTAGTGACTTGATAGACTCTGCCGTGTGATCCTGCATGCCCTGGAACGTGATTACGCCATCACCTGGCGTCTCGATCACTTCCCGGAAGACCTTGAAGCCATCAGCCTCGCCTAAGCGATGTTCCTGTAACTTATCTTCCAACAGACGCTTGGCCGAATCCTTCAGGCTCTTTTGCACTTCGCGAATGCAAACAGTGCGAAGGCCCTTCTCAGCTAGACTGTCCTCAATCGCCAGATCTGCGAAGAAATGGGACTTTCCGGAACCGCGACCGCCATGCGCAGCCTTGTAGCGTGCCGGCTCAAGTAGCGGCAGGAACACTCTCGCTGTCGGCAGATTTAGCTGGGTCAACGATCACTCGCTCGATCCTGTGGACCAATGAAATTGACGGGTCGTCATCGTCGCCACCGATAATGGCCTGTGCTGGTTTGCCGTCGAGACGATCGGCTACCTGTTGAACTGCCCAGCCTTCCCCAGCCATGGCTTCCGCCACAAGTCGTTCAGCAATCACGCGTAATTTCTTCTTGCGTTCACCGTCGCTGTCTATCTCAGCGTTGACCGCAAGGCGCAATGCGTCCGTAAACGCCTTCTCTTTTTTGCGGCCGCCTGGATTACCCGACTGGCCCTTCTCGAAGGGCATTGCTGTGAACTCTCATGTTGTTGCATTGTAACAAAAAACCCGCCGCGGATTTCTCCGGACGGGCGCAAATCAAGATGCTGCCTGATTTGGTGTGATTTGGTTTAACAAGTCAAGGGCATTAGCCTGGCGCGGTATCAATAATAACAATCCACCCATCGCCAAGCGACCAAGGCAGGATTGTGTGAAGCTTTTGGCTGTAATGGATATTATTTAGATATGCTTGCAATGCCTCGGCCGTGGTGCCGTCTGTGCTTTTTGCCCGTACTAGCTCAGCTTTGTATCGCCCCATCATCCAATCCCCCACAATTTCGCCAACCGATATCCTGCATCCCTGAGAATTTCGGATGCCCCTGCGATCGCCTGCGGCTTACTGGTCCAGCCTAGCACATTGCCGCAGGTTTCCAGATTGTCTTCCTTGCAGACGAAGTTATCTACGATGGCCGCAGAACGAAGTCCGAGGCACTGCTGAGCCTCCCGCCAGCGCTGACGGTGAAATACCTGCCCCTCGCTCTTGGGCATCCCAGCGGGGCCGCCATCGCCTCCTGAGAATATCCGATCGAGATCGAGCGAGGAGATCGTGGGGGCCTGGCCGGCGTGATACCAATGGTGTCGATATTTCTGCAGTGCAGAATGCTCGGCGCCGGAGATAATTCCCTTTTTATGGGCACGATCCAAGGGGCTGTCTCGCATGATGTAGGTCTTGATGCCGCGGTCTTCCCCTCCCAACGAGAAGTCGCCGGCTGATTTGCTCAGGCGCTCGGCTGTGGGGCAACCGTGGATTTCAATTGTCGGTTCGCGCTTGTTCTTGGTCAAAGTGGCCCCGATCATGGTTTCCTCTAGTTAATGGATTTCTATGCATTCGTGACGTTGAACGGGGCTAGGACCGATCCTGGCCTTCTCCTCCTCGCATTGTCCCTTGGACTCGAATATCTTGTGCGCGACGATTCCGGTGTCTCCAGGAGGGAAACCGGCGCCTGTGCTGAATACTGTTATTGTTATGAGCAGCCATCCAGTGATCATGGTTGTTCCTCAGATTTCGGCTGGAACGCCAGATTGTGCTTGGCGTAATGCTCACGCAGTTGCTCTGCGGTGGGAGCTTGAGAGGGGGGCGGCTTCACTGGTTCCTGTGCCACCTCACGGCTACCCATTGCCTGCTGTAGCTTGCGGAAACCCAGACTAATTCGCGCTTTCATCTCAGGATCTGCTGGCGGCTCAACGTCGGCCTTCAGAATAACCATCAGGTCGCGCAGTTCCTTCTTGCACCATTCCACATGCTCATCAGCGAGCTGTCGAACACGGGGAGCGCTTGGCGGGAAGTCAGGGCTCATATCCGAGACCGCGCCGCGGGAGATATCTCTGGCTGCCGCCTTAATTGCCCACAACGGCACATCCGACAGGTCGTCCGCATACTTTCGGATCAATACCTGAGCCTCGACATGAGACAGCCCGCGCATTGATGGATAGGCCATCATCAGCGCCGCAACTGCCTCCTCGATCTCACTTCTGGTGGCGCTTTTGGTCGATCGCATGACCAGCTTCCAGCGGTTTTCCATCTTGCCGCGCGTGATCGACGGAAGCGGTTCATGCAGCCGGCCATCGATCATCGCCGAGCGACGATAGGACAGTTCCTTGGCCATCCAGACATCAACGGGAGGAGCCGAAACCAAACTCACCGGTTGATGTTTCGAAATCGCCTGTGTCATCTTGCCGTTCCCTGTGTTTGTCCATCAGAACCGATACAAATCCCCCCTTACCGGCTGGCGGTCCTTGGGAGACAGGAGCAATCGCCCGAGCAAAAAATTCGGCCGGCTTGTGTTTTGTCGCGGCAAGTTCCAGGGTCGAGCGAGAGAGAGAGACGTTTCCGCCGTTGGCTTTCAGAAGCTTTGCGAGTTGACCACCTGAGCTTTTGCCGAGAACTTCTCTTCCCCTTGAGAAATATTCTCGCTCTGCAATCGAAGGATCAATCGGCGCGCCAGCGCCAGAACCGTTAGGTTCTGAATCTTTCTGTTTCTGCTCTGTATCTGCTTCTGTCTCTGGGGGCGTTACAGTAACGGCCTCCGTAACGTTACACTTGCGTTGCCTGTAACGTTTCACTCTCTCATTTGAAACGTCACTCTTGTACTGACGACCACTCCAATTGTGCGGAGCAAAACCCGTTTCAGTTTTGTCCAGAAGCCCCGCTTTGGTGAGCGCAGCAATGATCTCTGTGGCCTTGGCGGCTGTTACCCGAAGCTGGATTGAAATATCGTCCAATGCCGGAAGCGCCCCGTTGTTTTTGGACGCAATGCAAAGCATGGCTATCCAATGCCAGCGCGTAGCTTCCGGAAGCTTCAATATCTTCGGGTCGTTGATAGTATCGTCGTACAGCCGCAGCCAGCGCATCAAATCATGCCCATCGCATGCATGTAGATTTCCAGAACCGCTTCCTGCTCTGCCCTCTTGCCGGCGTCTTGCGCCCGCATGCGCACGATGGTTCGCAGCGCCTTCACGTCCAGGCCATTGCTCTTGGCTTCCGTGAACACGTCGCCGATGTCGTCGGATATCGTCTTCTTTTGCTCGTTCAGGCGCTCGACACGTTCAACGATGGATCTCACTTGATCCTTTGCGACCGCGTTGTGTCCGATGGTAGGCTGGTCCATTATGCATCCTCGGTTTTGGTGACTGGAACGCGTGTACTAGTCTCACGCAGCGCCAATGCCGTTCCGTCAATCAGGATATTGGCGAGGTGATGCTTGGAGATTTCAAACTGATGTACGTCTTCGCATCCGAATGTCTGGATGTTCAGGACAAAACGGTTTGGACCCGGCGTCGTGAGGTAGGCGATCTTGGCGATCATGGGCCATACGCCAGCGTCGGCGCCCCCTTGTGCTGCCAGTCCCAGATGAACCAAGCGTGGTTAAACGAGGGCGAGCCCTTGGAATCTTCGAACCATTGAATTCGCTTACGCAGCACAATCTTTTTGGCGAACTGCGCCCGATCGAACAGATAATCTCGGGTCTTGGCGTGATCGAAATCCGTCCGCAGCAACATGGCGACAAACCCAGCCGTGTCGCGGGTAAGCACCAGCGCCTGCCAGATAAACTTGGGGGCAATTACGTAGGGCGGGTTCGTGATTATCGCGTCCCAGTGCGATCCCTCTGGTAGGCTTTTTGCCTCCATAAAGTCACATCCCTGGTCGATGTCGCTGCCAAGAACGTAGGCGCCGCTGCTTTCTAGCGCCCGAACCATCTTCCCGCTGGCTGCGGCAGGCTCCCAGATAGCAGTCGGCTGTCGGGGCAGATGAGGCAGGAGTGCTAGCGTAGCCCATTCAGGCGTCTCGTAGAGATCCCGCTCGATGCGCTCGTAGCCGCTCTCTCGTTGGCTCATGCCGCCCTGCTCTCTTTGCGAAGCTGCCGCGTTACCTTCCCTTGCAATAGGCTCTCCAACTCGTTGCGGCGCACGCTGAAGGGTTTCTCCAGCGACACCATCACGCGCAGGCGTGAAATCTGCTCGCCAAGAGGCATGCGCCTGAGACGGGCTACGATAAGATGCAATGGAGTTGTTTTCATCTGGCATGCTCCAGACTGCGCCGCACCTGAGCGATCAATTCCGCCAGAGACTTTGTTAGAATGACCGAATAGCCGAGCGGCTTCAGTTCTGCAGTGCGCTTCTTGACGAGGATTGCCTTCTGGTTCGGGCTTAAATCTATGATGATGTCATATAGGTTCATGATGTCCTCCGGCGGCTAAGCGCCATGTGAGGCCCGCAGTAGGTGGATCCTTCATGCTGGGCGTGGTTGCAAAAAGTGAACGGGCCATCGCCAAACGGATAGCGACAGCCCTCCGCATCAAGATCCAACAAGGTCTTGTGCTGCGGATTTACTTCAACACAACGCAACGCCTCTAAATTTACCGGAGGTATCCTCACGATTGTTACTCGCTGGCTACGCCTGCGCTCTCTTCTGCGCTCGTTCCCGATCTCGTTCCTCTTCCGCTTAGCGGCTTCGAGCTGTTCGTCTGTCTGCCTGCGATAAGTCCCAGGCCCGGTAAATTCCATCCGGTGGATCTTCCCGCACACCATATTGCGGGTGACGCCCTCGCCTAATTCCGCAGCGATGCCAGAGAAACTAACTCCGATGGCCCATAGCTTGCGCAGCGTTTCAGTTCGGTCTTGTGTCCACCAGGTAGACGGCATTCAGCCTGTCCTTTGAAGAAACAGCGGCGGATCGTCGTCGACAAGCTGGTCCAGCAACGTCATGTATTTTTCGAAGTTGTCCGGCACGAAACCAATGTCGAACATGAATTTTTCTTCGTCGAGCTGGAAGCGGTAGTCATCCTCTATCGCTTCGAGAAGGCGCTGTTTGGATTCGCCCGGCGCGTAAGCCAACATCACTGAGGGCTCACTCTCTCCCGAGGGTAGAGAAGGATCAACAACGCCGGGCGAAACTGGAATTTCTACGCTGCCCGCCGCTGGATGCTCGGTGCCGGAGACCGCGGCGGGCAGCGCTTCAGCCGGCGGGGCATCATGGGGAACACCGGCAGAACAGAAGGGTGATGGGAGCATGGTGGTCATTTGCTAATCCTCTCCCACGCGAGTTGGATCTTGAGGCAAATCTTCCGCCAGAAAGCCTTCAGTAACCGCATCGATTTCTCCCTTGATGAGCATCAACCTCAACTCATCATTCCGATTTTCTTGCTCGACGCGACTACAGAGGTTTTCGTAGCTGGCCCTGATATTCTGGAAGAGCGTTATTCGAGGTTCTTTGACCTCTTCCGACTTGGCTAGAAACTTACGGACCCATGAAGACGACGCGCCCACACTCTGCGCGACAATTTCATATGCGAGTGTCCTCGATCCTGTCCGTCTCGCTTCACGTTCAACCAGGGCGCCAAGGGCGCTGCGAGTGATGGACGTTAACGCGGCGGCACTCATTGAATTTCTCCTGACAAACTTTGACAGTACTTTCACAGCGGGTTCCCTCATGTTTGAAGCATGAAGGGAGATGAGGAAGACGAATTACTGACTTTCATTTCACTCGCTGCGCTAACAGCGAACGTGGTTAGGTACTTAGAACTCGACAAACAGAAGGAAGCAGAAGAGATCAGCGCGCGTACCTGCGCTGAAACTGGCCGGCGACATGCTCAGCCCCCGAGATGATCGCCGGCCAGTCATGACTTGATCTCGATCATCCCGAGGACGGCGAGTTCATTGATGATCAGCCAGCACATGAAGAATTCGTAGAACGTCATGCGACTACTCCCATGCTATTCCCGGTTGCATGCACAAATCGGGATAAAAAGGCACACATGGCTGGAATGTGTTCGCGCGGTGTCGAATTTAATGTTCGGCACCCGACAGATGTGCCTATCATTCTGCACGCCTCAAGCGGGAGGCGGTTGGGGATGTTGCGGCAATGAGTATTCACAGTTCCCCGTCGAAAACGACGGACACGTTCTACGTCACCGACACCACACAGGAAGACCTCGGGAACGGAAACGTTCTCATAAGAAACTACCGCCGGAGAAACGGCGTCCTCATCCCGGAATTCAACTGCATCATGGCCTCGCCCAACCTTCTGCGCGTCAGCACGAAGTTCACGACCTTCGTGCAAACACTGGTCAGCCGAGAGCAGTTGCGAGATGCCGGGGTGAAGGTTCACTGAGCCTCCCCCATCTTCACATGATCAACCAGTACCGAGGGCGCGATTTTCGTTGCGTCCTCGATCAACTGCCAATGCTTCTTGTGCGGGAAGTGATCGCCTCGCTCCCAGCGCGAAAGCGTCATGGTCGAAACGCCGATCAGCTTCGCTGCATGTTTCTGCGAAAGCTTGTGATTTGCGCGCCAGACTTTGAGCGGATTTTGCTTCATGTCGCTATCTAGCCATAAAACGTTAGTGGCTGTCAACCCCTAATAACGGTTTCTGATAAGTGACGTAAACATAAAGGGTTAGTATGGTCCATCCTATGCCTGTGAGGATTGGACCTAAGCGCCAGCGCCAAGTTTACCTGGCTGAATGGCGACTCCACCTAGGGCTTACTCAAGAGCAGCTCGCCCAGCGCATCGGGAAGACCGCCATGACCGTTTCCAGGTGGGAACGGGGCGAAACCCAGATGAACAAGGCTACCATGGACGCCGTGGCTGAGGCCATGAAAAGCGACATGGAGGGCGAAGACCTCTACTACCACCCTGACCGCCCGAGCCCGAATATGCTGCTCCGGGGTCAGCCGCCTGAGATCATCGATCAGGCCATCAAGCTCATCAAAGCCATACGCCGCTGATTCTCCCGTAGTAAGGCCTTGAAGATATTCTGATTTTCAGAAACTAACATTTTTTGTCTAATTCCACTTGACCGATCTAACGTTTTATGGCTACATGCTCCCATCAGATCGGGAGCAAATCAGATGACCAGCCATAAGCTACTTCACGCAATCGGCCCTTCGGATCTTACCGGCTACTTCGAATTTCTCGATGAGCTTCGCGAAAGCGGCAAGACGAACATGTTCGGCGCTGCTCGGTTCCTGGCCGACCACTTCACGGGCATGTCCCTCGTTGAGGCGAGAACGGTCCTCGTTGCTTGGCAAGACACCTTCTCCACAACGCTGCCGGCCGAAGATCGCGCCGACGCCGCCCTCACCGCCTAGCCCAAGGGAATGATCATGACCAACGCTCAGTTCTACGGCTTCACCACCCTGATCTCGCTTCTCGCAGCGCCAGAGATCGCGTTCCTCAGCTTCTTGGTGTGGTGACATGACCGACACCGAATTCATGGGGAAGTGGTTCGCTGAAGTCACCCAGCCTCAGCACGTTCATTACAACCAGCGCATGGCCGATGCGGCGCCTTACCGGAACTCGCCGCGTTGGGCTCGGGCTCGGTCATTCGCTCAGCGCGAGTTTCACGAAGCGACCGCCGACGCCCGCAAGGTCTATGAGCAGGCGATGGATGAACTCGAAGCGCTCGGCGAGATATCAGAAGAGACAGACTTCGCCCTGACGCAGTTCAAGGTCGCACAGACGTTCGCGGCGCCGGCTCTTTCTCCCGACCTCATGGTCATCAAGTCCTGTTTGGAGCGTACACTATGAATTCTCTAGAGAAGGTTTCCATCATCCCGCAGGACGAGCCGCGTGCGGTCCAGCCGGTCACACCGATGGACATGCTCAACCGCGCTGTGCAGTCCGGCGCTGACATCGACATGATCGAAAAGCTGATGAGCCTGCAGGAGCGGTGGGAGGCCAACCAATCGCGCAAGCTGTTTGATGAGGCGCTGGCAAATGCTCAGGGAGAGATGCCGAAATTGGCCAAAAACCGCTTGGTCAATTACCCCAGCGCGAAGTCTCCCACGGGGTACGTTACCTATCGCCATGAGGATTTGGCGGAGGTCATCGAAACCGTAAAGCCCATCCTGAAAAAGTTCGGCCTCGCCCATCGGTTTCGTACCACACAGGATGGCGACAAGATCACGGTGACTTGCGTCATCACCGGCCACGGCCACCGCGAAGAGAACTCGCTGAGTGCCGGCCGGGACACGTCAGGCGGGAAGAATAATCATCAAGAGATTGCGTCTGCCGTAACTTATCTGGAGCGGTACACCTTGAAGGCGGCCCTCGGCCTCGCTGCGGCTCATGATGACGATGCTGCAAAGGCTGGGGATGATGGCGAAATCATCAGCGATGACCAGGCCGAAGAGTTGGTTGCCCTAGCTGATGAGGTTGGCGCCGACAAGCGAGCCTTCTGCAACTACTTCAAGGTTGATGGCATCGCAATGCTGGCGGCAAAGGATTTCGAGCGCGCGAAGTCTGCCTTGAACAAGAAGAGGACCGCGAAATGACCGAAGAAATCATTCAGGGCTCGGATGCTTGGAAGCAATTGCGGCTCGGCAAGGTGACCGCCTCCCGCGTCGCTGACGTGGTTGCGCGCACCAAGACCGGCTACGGCGCCAGCCGCGCTAACTACATGGCGCAGCTCATCGCTGAGCGCCTGACAAACACGGTTGCCGAAGCCTACACCAACGCTGCCATGCAGCACGGGACAGAGACGGAGCCCGAGGCACGCGCGGCCTATGAGTTCTATCAGGGTGTCGCAGTAAAGGAGGTGGCGTTCGTTCCGCACCCGAAGATCGACCAAGCCGGTTGCTCCCCCGACGGCTTGGTTGGTGATGACGGCCTGGTCGAGATCAAGGCGCCCCAGACAGCGACACATCTGGACACGCTTCTCGGTCAGGCCGTCCCGCTGAAATACGAAGCGCAGATGCAGTTTCAGATGGCCTGCACAGGTCGGAAGTGGTGCGATTTTGTTTCCTATGATCCGCGGATGCCAGAGAACATGCGCCTGTTCATCAAGCGCCTGCCCCGTGACGACAAGCGGATTGCCGAACTAGAGGCCGAGATCGCCGCGTTCCTTCTGGAAATGGCCGTGAAGCTCTCCGAACTGAACAGCCTGTATGGCGAGAAGGAAGCCGCCTGATGCCCCGCGCCGTTGTCCAGATCAAAGGAAAGGCCGATCGCAATCTGGTCGCGACATGGGCCGGCAATGTCCCGGAGGGGACCACGGTTGAATTTCGCGCTCCGCGGCGCTCGATCGATCAGAACGCGCTGATGTGGTCCCTGCTCGGACAGATCAGCAAGCATGTCGATTGGTACGGTCAGAAGCTATCCAGCGAAGACTGGAAGGACGTTCTCACAGCCTCCCTGCGCCGCACGCGCGTTGTGCCAGGGATCGACGCCGGTTCGTTCGTGCCGCTTGGCATGCGAACCTCGCAGATGACGAAGGAAGAGATCAGCGAGCTTCTGGAACTGATCTACGCCTTTGGCGCGCAGCAAGACGTCAAGTTCCGGGAATTGGAGCTGGTATGACCCAATTTGCGCAGGGATCAACCGTGAAGCTAACCGACCGATACGCAAGGGTGCTCTCCAAGGCGAGGGGCAATCCGCGCAAATGGGTTGGCCGAAAGGGCATGGTGGTCCACTGCGGCAAAGAAGCAGTCACCGTTCTTTGGGAAGGCCGGAAGTCGATTGATTACGTTCCGATTAAGGGGGTCGAAGATGCTTCGGCAACGTGAACCGAGACAACGCGACGAGCGCCACCTGGATTACATCCGCTCGCTTCCGTGCTGCATCTGCGGCGGCATCGACACGGAAGCCGCGCACATCCGGACGGCATCGCTTGCCCACGGGAAGTCTCACACGGGCATGGCCGAGAAGCCGTCCGACAAATGGGCGCTGCCACTTTGCAACGCACATCATCGCGAACAACACACGATGGCGGAGCTTAGTTTCTGGAAAAAGTACGGGATAGATCCATTCATGCTCGCGATAACACTGAGGGACCGATGATCCACATCGCCCGCTATCTCCTGATCGCCATCGGCATCGCACTGATACCGGCATGGAAGCTTTGGATCTTCTGCGGGTGGCTTGCCGACAAAAGAGCGCAGAGGAGCAGATGATGACTAAAGGCATAATCAAACGCGGCTCCGGCAGTGCTTACACCAGGCTCATCCGCAGGCGCCGGGCAAAGCAGATGCGGGCAGAGGACAGCGTGCCGGTTGAGCCGGTCGTCATCAAGTCACATCTCAGGCGATTGGAGCGCAGGTAGATGGCAGACTTCGTTGCCTCCTGCATCGCCTACGGATTGTTCGCTGGGTTCTGCGCGTCGTTCGCGCCCCTAGCATGGGAGATCATGAAATGCCTGTGAAGTGGATTCACCCATACTGGATCATCGCCGCGATCGCCATCGGCATCCCGACCGTTTGGTTCTTCGTCTCGGTCGTCGCACCGATCATCTGCTTTCTCAAGCCAGGGGGCGCGCTGTGACCGATTTGCCCCAGAGCAGTTCTCCCGTATCCGCAACTGACATCGTTGTACGGCTGCGCAGATCCACTGATCCGTTTTGGCATCACGAGCGGCCCGAATTGGTTGGGGAGGCGGCCGACGAAATCGAAAAGCTGCGCCGCGACAAGAAGATGGTCGAAGCACAGGCGACATCCTACGCACACGAACTGGCTGCCGGACTTGCCCAAACTCCGGACTACATCCGGAAGCTTGAGCAAGATGTCGCAAAACTGCGGGCATTTGCGGAAAGCTTCCACGTCACAGTCGTAGACAATTTCTACAAGGACGTGACGCTTGTTCTTGAACAACCGCACACTTTGGCGATCCGGCTTCAGAATGACAGCACGAAGTCATGGATTTTCGCTGACTTAGAAGAGCGCCGCAGAGCCGCACTTTCGGATACATCGACACTAGGAAACAGCAAATGACAGCCGCGCTCATACTTTTGGCTGCGCTCGGAGCGGCGACCGTGCAAATCAACTTCAACGAAATAATCCGAGATCCTTCCACGAAGGGCTGGGGCGTGGGCATCGGCGCCCTGATGTTTCTTGGGTTCGGCTACTGGGCGATCGTGTCATGAGCGACCTGATCTACAGGCTCAGATATCCTGCGATGTCTTGGACGCAGGATGGCGGCTCGCAACTCGATAAGGAAGAGACGCTCCGCGATATGGTTGAGGCAGCCGACGAGATCGAGCGGCTGCGTGCCGCACAACCGCAGAGTCCGTGGATACCAATAGAAACGGCACCCTTCGTTTCGGCAAAGCGATATCTAATCGTTAATGGGTCAGAGATCCCATTAATTGGATTTCGCTATTACGAACACGGCCCCTGGTATGACGAGCATGGGCATGAAGTGAACCCGCTCGCATGGCAGGAACTACCATCATACTCGGTGTCGCGCCCTGATGGAAACAGCAAATGACTGAAATCGAACTGGTCGCAATAGCCATCTGTAAATCGCGCACTTGCGAGGGCATCAATTGCTGCCAATGGCCAGCAAACGGCGGGCGCCTGAATTGCTCAGTAAAGGGTGGCGGGTACGACGACGCAGCAAAAGAGGCCATCCAGGCCTTGGATAGCTTCCGAGCCGCAGAGAAGCGCCGCAACTGCAAACATCACTCGCGCATCGGCACCGGCTGCCTCGGGAGTGATGGTTCTGGATGGAGCACATGGTTCTGCCAGGAGTGCGGCACCTCGTATGACAGCCGCTCGGTTTCGGACACTTCGCAACTCCGGCAGGGAGAATAAAATGAAACACGCTCGCGACGACTACAACCGCATTCAAGATCCCGCTGGGATTATCCCGGCCGACGAGCCCGTTTTCCTTTTGCGGGGGCAAGACAAGTTTGCGGCGGAGACGCTGCGATATTATGCACATCTAGTTAAGCACCAACGCAGCCCCGACATGAAGATTGTTTTTGCAACGCTTAAGCAAGCGGATGCCATGGACGCTTGGCCGACACACAAGGCACCGGACTTGCCGTCACCCCAGGACCCTGAAAGAGCAAAATGAGAATCGCAACCTGCCTAAAGTGCGGAACTGATTTCCAGTGCTCTCCCTGGGCTCGCGGGAAGTATTGCAGCAAATCCTGCGCATCAGGTCATAATCGGCGCCACGGGCTATCCGACAACCCTGAGCACCGGACCTGGACCCGCATTCGAGAGCGCTGCAACAATCCAAATCATGGCGACTACGCAAGGTACGGCGGTCGCGGCATCAAGGTTTGCGAGCGATGGGATAGCTTTGAAAACTTCTTAGCTGACATGGGTCCGCGCAACGGTCTGACCATCGACCGGATCGACAATGACGGGGATTACGAGCCTGGCAATTGCCGCTGGGCAACCATGAAAGAGCAGTCCAACAACCGCGGCGGCTACAACTACAGCCCCGAGGATGATCAGAAGATCCGCGAGGCTTTGGCCCGCGGCTACAGTTACCGACAGACAGCCGAATATGTTGGCAAGTCTTTTCAATCAGTTTCAGGCCGCATCTATCGGCTGGGCCTGCATGCAGGACGCCGGACAGTTCAGGAGTCCGTGGAGGAACAATCGTGAGCTACAAAGTCGATTGCTACAATTGCGGCGGCGAGGGCGTGATCGATGGCGATTGCACCTGCTGGGAAGATTGCTGCTGCTGTGCTGAGCCGGACCCTCCTGACTGCCAAGTCTGCCGGGGGCGCGGATATCTAATTGTTTCCGAACTTACTGATGACCACTGCGGAGACATTCAGCGCGTGACTGGAGTTGTGGGAAGTCCGGCAGATGAACGCGAGGGCAAATGAGCTTACCGAAAGAAGACAGCCGGCCACAGCGAGGGTTCTGGGCGCCTGGCGGCTATTACTGCAAATGCGTTCACTGCGAAGAACAGTTCATCGGCGATAAGCGGGCCGTGGTGTGCGCCGACTGCGCTTATGCGCCAGACTCTCCGGCAGACCGCGAGGGCAAATGATCACGCTAAAGAATTGGCTAATGTTCATCGCCATGACCCCTCTACTGCTTGGGGTAGTTGGCAACGTTTGTAGGGTTGTTTTCTAATGG